GCCGGCGCCGCCGCGGGCCCCAGCGGCCCCCGCGGCCACCGTCGACGTCCCGGCCGCCGCCGATGCCGGGCCGGCGCCGGCGGCCCGCCCGGCCGCGGCCGCGGCCACAGTGGCCGTGCCTGAGGTCGCCGCCGACCCGCCGCCGCCGGCTACCCGGCCCGGGGTGCCGCCCTCGGTGGCGCCAGGGGTGAGCGTCGTTCCCGGGTAGGTGGTGGGGCCCGGGATGAACGTCACAGCGTCACCTGATCACTTTAGATCGGCAGTCAGTTGACTCTGACGACGGACAGATCGATTGCAGCCAAAGCGAAGATCGTCAGCAGCTGAGAACGGATATCGTCATATACCGCGTATCTCATGTCTTCCGGCGAAGTACCGATACCGATCGATACTGACGATTGCCCACCGATGTCGCTGAAGCTCGCAGGATTCGGTCCACTCGGATCTGCAACGAATACGAACGTTGCGGATACTGTCGGCCCAGGAAGGCCACCGCCCCCAGTTGACACCGAATCCATCGTGATGAACAGACGGCCGTCCATTGCTGCCAATCCCCTTCCCTATCGCACGCCAATCCATGGAAGCTGAGTCATCGTCGTTCCAACTTGCGTAGCGCTTGCCGGATTCGGAAGACTGGCCGTTGCGCGGGCGGTGTCTGCCGACGCTACCCGGAAAGGCGGAGTTGCTCGTCCGCCGCTCAGCATCCCGGCAGTGAGCGCCGTCTGCGCCCTCGGGCCGAGTGCGAACCCAATCCCGAACATCCCGATATAGATGCGCCCGGACGGCACAGTGATCGGAACAGTGAATGTCGCAGTTTTGAACCCCGTCGTCTCAAACGTTGTCTGGATGTCACCCGTCGTTGCGATCAGGTTGCGGTACTTGTCGTAAACCCCGACCGCGGCAAACGTCAGGGACGTGGAGGTGGCCAGCGTCTGAACGACGAAGTCCACGGCCGACACAAGTCCTGCACGAACGTCCACTTCGAATAGGTAGACCGTGCCGGCAGTGAGCGTCATAGTCGCACCCGTGTCGTGTGCGGCCGGATCATATGTCCAGCCCAGATACGGGAACGGCAGCGACCCGGCGCCCATCGGCGGCGGCGGGTCCTCCGTCGAGTCCAGCGCAGGCAGCGCGTTGCGGATGATCCGCGACATCGGGGTGTGCGCGAACGAGCTCGGGTGGATCCCGTCGGTGGTGGTGGTCTCGGTGGTGTTCGCCCGCCACGACCAGCCATCCGCGGCGAGCACGTAGGTCATGGCGTCGACCACCGCGGTGAGCGGGTGCATCGGGTTCGACGCCTGCGCGCCGGGGGACTGGTACACCTTGCAGCGCAGGATGTTCCCGAACGTCGTCGCGACCGCGGCCGGGGTGTAGGTGACCACCGAGCCGTCGCCGTTGTAGGTGACCGCGATCGGGCAGCCGTCGAGCATCCACGCCCTGATCTGCGTGAACACCGACGCGGCACCGTTACCCGTGGCGCCGGTCTGCGCGCCCGTCCCCCAGTTCGAGCCGACCGCGGTGGTGCGCGGCGGGATGGTGACGATGACGATGTCGCGGACCTGGTCGGCGTAGCGGAACCACACGTCGATCATGTCCTGCTGGATCGCGGCGAGGGTCCGGCCGGCGACGATGTCGTTCGTCCCCATCGAGATGATCATTTTGTCGCAGGATGCGGCGACCGTGAGCCGCTTGGTCATCGACGCCTTGTGCGCGTTGAAGTTGTCCCCGTACATGGCCGCCCGCCAGAACCGCGCCCCGATCAACGCCCGGGCGACGTAGCCGCCGTTGTCGCCGGCGTAACTGGAGTTCTGGTCGAGGACGAAGTCACCGGCGCCCGCGACGATGGAATCCCCAACGACCATGATCGACCCGCCGCCGCCCGGCCCGAGGATCGCGTACGGGTGGTAGGCGATCACCCCGTTGACGTTGCCGATGGCAGGGGCGCCCGCACCGTTCGTGATCGGGTCTCCCGCCGCCCCCGGCGTCGGGGTCGTCATGTCGTAGGCGAAGTCCCACGTGTTGATCGTGACCCCGGCAGGGGGCATCGTGCGCACCCCGTCCGGGGTGGTCAGCGTCAGCGAGTACAACGGCTGCCCCGGCACCGTCTCGGTGGACAGTTCCGCCGTGCCGATCGCCCACCCGCCCGGCGCCAGGGTGATCGAGCTCGAGCTACGCGAGTTCCCGGTGTCGAACACCACCGGGTAGCGGGTGCCGGCGTACTCGACGGCCGCGCGGATCGTCAGGTTCGTGGGCCCGTTGACCTCGGTGGTGCCCGACGCCGAGCAGTAGAAGTTCCCGTAGACCAGCTTCAGGGTCCGCGACCCCCAGATCACCTCATGGCGGATCTTGCAGAACCGGGAGGTGCCCGCGGTGAGCGCCACCAGCGAGTTGTTGCCGTTCAGGAAGTCGGCCATCGTGCTGCGCGACGCGCACACGGAGAACCCGGTCCCCAGGAACCCCTTGCGGGCCCGGTCCCACTCCTTGATCTCCTGCGCGAACACCGGGGTCGTCGGGGCCGGGGTGTCGACCCAACTCTTCCCGGTGTCGGTGTACGGGGTCGTCACCTGCCATCACCGCTCTCGACCGTGCATCGGGGGGCGGACACACCCGCTCGGCGGCCCCGAGCGCCGAGCGGATGTGCCCGCGGTCCTACCGGGCGATCGCGTTCCCGCCGACGTCGGCCGGCGACACCCCCGGCGGGGTCTGCTGCCAGCCCCCCGGCGTCAGGTGCAGATCCGCCGAGTGCAGCGGGCCCGGCGTGGGCGGCGGCGGCACCTCACCCCGCGCGATCTGCGCGAGGTAGGCATCGGTCAGGCCCATCTTCGTGACGAACTCCCGCGTCAGCGACGGCGCCTTCGCCTGCGCCGCGGCGAGCAGCGCGTCCCCGCCGGCGTTCGGGGACACCCCAGGGGTGACCTCGGCGGGGATCCGGGCCGGGTCGACCCCGGGGACCACGTTGCCGGTCTCGGTGACGGTGTCCATCCCGAACTGGCCCTTCAGGCCGGCGTTGCCGCCGGCGAACGGCTGCCCGGTACGCGGGTCGGGGACGTCCCCGACCTTCGTCGCGAACTGCTCCGCGGGCGGGTCGGGGACGACGACCTTCGGGCCCGGGTCGGGCTGCGGGTCCGCGGTGTCCTTCGTGGTGGCCATGATTCCTCCGATCAGGTGAGGGTCGAACCGACGCGGGCCGCAGTCGCGGTGGACAGGTCCGCGCCGACCCGCCAGAACGCGTACCAGGCGCCCTGACCGGTCGGCCGCCGGTTCGCGCCGAGCACGATCGGGTCGTACACGACCGACATGCCGACCCGGTCGACGATGTAGTACTGCCGGGCGTCCAGGTATGCCAGGACCTTCGTGGTCGTGGTGAACACGCCGAGGATCGACGTCGACTCCAGGAACGGCTTGCCCAGCATCGTCGGGACCGGCCCCGAGTCGTTCACGATCGACGTGGTCGCGCCGGTGAACGCCGGCCGGTTGCGCAGCGCGTTGATGGTGTTGAGGTTCGCGAGCCACACGTTGTTGGCCCGCGGGCCCCGCCAGCGGGCCGGCAGCGCGGCCTGCAGCGCATACACGTCGGCGGTGTTCGGGCCGCCGGCGCCGGCCGAGCCGGTCCCGAACGCCTGCGCGGTGCCGCGGGGGATGACGCCCCACGGCTGCCCAGATCCGGTGCCGACCGCGAACGCGGTCTCCTCGATGCGGTCCTTCGCGTCGGCCAGCAGCTCCGGGAGCTGCTGGGCGAAGTCGGAGTCGGACAGCACCTCGAACGACCCGAACAGGTAGGCGTCGGCCTTCTGCGGGGTGATCTTCAGCTGGCCGACGGTCGGGGTCGCGTCCGCGGCCTCGATACCTTCCGCCGTCCACTCCGCGCTGACGCCGGCGCTGGTCACGCCGTTCCAGTCGTTCGTGGTGGTCGTCTTCACCGTCGCGACCTGCCGGTACGGGTTCGCGCTGCCCGCGTTCGTCAGGATGATCGTCGGGTCGAGCGTGAACGGCACCAGATAGCCGCCGTTCGCCGGGGTCAGCGACAGCGCGGCACGGGTGGAGAACCCGCCCGGGTCCGACAGGTACGACTCGAACGCCGCCAGGTACTCCGGCGCCCCGGTGATCAGGATCTGCTCGGCGAGCGCCGCACCGAACTGCTTACCCCGCTTGTGGATCATCTGGGTGACGTGCTGCGCGGCGTCGTCGTCGAGCTGCCAGTGATCCGACCGCTTCGCGTACTGCTCGATCGCGAGGTCGGCGCGGCCGCGGACCTCGGACGGGGACACCATGTGCGTGCGAACCGAGTCGAGGTCCGCGAACGGGTCCCGCTTGTTCCGCACATGCAGGTCCGGGCCGGACCTGCCCTGCTCGGACAGCCCACCCTCGGCCGGCGGCTCCGTGTTGCCCTGCTGCGCGGCCTTCGAGCGGACCGCGGCCACGCGCCGCTCCCGCTCCTCGAGCGGCTCCAACTCGGTGCTCAGCTCGTCCCACTCGCCGAGCAGGGCGTCCAAACGGACATGATCTTCATCGGTGGGGTCCTCGATCGCCTCCAGGGCGTCGAGGTCGGACCGGATCGCCGACTGGCGGGTCCGGATCTCATCGGCACGCTTCACCGCGTGGTCTCCATTCCTCGTGCGATGCGAGCGGCCCGGACCCGGGTGCCCAAGGGGATCGACCTGGCGGAGTGCGGCTGCGGCTCCCCGGCCGTACCAGCGGCTCCCGCACCCTCGATCAGGTCGGAAGTGCCGTCGTCCTCCGGGTCCGGCTCCCCATCGGGGTGAGTGGACCCGGCCAGCATGGCCTGCAACTGCTCGGTCGAGGTCGCCATGAGCGTACCGAGCAGGCTCGCGCGGACCCCGGTGATCGCAGCGCCAGCGAACGCCGGAAACGGTGTCGGCCCGAACTCGCGCATCGCGACCTCCATCCGCACCACGGTGCGCAGCTTCCCGGCCGCGTCCGGCCGGTACCCGCCGCGCGGCGGCCGGGCGGGGTCGGAGTGCACGAACCGGCCCCCGTAGGACTGCGCGTTGATGCTGCCGTCGCGGATGCCTTCCAGGACCTCGTCGGCCAGCTCGGTCTTGCTGTAGCGGGACACGGTGAGCACACCGCGCTTGTCGGCGCGCACCTCGACCGACGCGCCGATCGGGACCGACCCCCGGTCCGACGGCGTCCCCATGATCGTCATCCCGTGCTGGTAGATCACCGGGAAACGGCCCTGCCGGTCGGCGATGGTCTTGTTGAACGCCGACCGGTGGTTGGCCTCCATGTAGTGGCCGTCCTGGTCGACTACCTCGGCGGCATCGTCGAACACCGCGGCGTACGCCTCGACGGTGCGCCCGTCCCCGCCGGAGCGGATACGGATGTCGTCCAATGCGACCGTTCGGACGAAATCCATGGCCGACTCCTCCTTCATTCCGGGCCCGACCCCGACGGCCAGGTCCGTGCGCATGCTGCCCTTCCGCTTCCCCGGCCATCTGTGGAACACCGCGTGGTAGTACTCCGCGGCCAGCCCCTCCGGGTCACTCACGAACTTCCGCAGATGCTCGACCAGCGTCATGAACGGGTGCGGGCTGTCCACCCACTTCGCGCGGCCCTCAGGCGACTCGGTCCAGTACTGCTTCAGCTTCGCGCCGCCGGCGGCGACCCGACGTTCCCGCAGCCCTGGATCAGTCACCGGTATCACGCTCCCGCGGGGATCTTCGTGCCGTTGGTCATCGGAGAACCGCCCATGCCGGGCATCCCCGGCATCGGGCCGCCGCCCATGCCGTCCGCCGGCGCCGGCGAGCTCGGCGCCGCCGACGGGTCCTGCAGCTGCACCGACAGCTTCCCGGTGTGCACCAGCAGCGTCATGTCCTCGGCCTCGACCGCCGCGATCACCGAGGGCGGGTCGAACCCGCCGTCGACGAGCTGGCGGATCGTGACCGCCTTGATCTGCTGGATGTCCGCGGCGTCCTTACGGTCTTCCTGCAAGAACGAGATGTCACGGGCGTCGAACCACAGCTGCGCCCGCTCCGGAACCGTCATGATCGCCGACAGGGCGCCGCACGCCGAACGCCACAGCGGGCGCAGCGTCCGGTCCGCGGTGAGCCGGCGCGCGCTGTTGAAGTTCCCCGCGTTCAGGCTCGACCCGGCCAAACCCTCGGACAGGGCCGCGACGACCGGGTGAACCCCCGACGCGGCCGCGATCCGGGTCTCACCGGCCCCCTGCGTCACCTTGAAGTCCAGCTGGGCGAGATCGCGGCCGACGATGTCGACGTGCGCGCCACCGCCCAAGTACAGCGTCTTGTAGGCGTTGGAACTGCCGGCGTGCTGCTCATCCATCTTCGCGACGAACTGGCGCAGGTTCCGCGCCGACACCCCGGTCCCCATCGTCACGACCATCTGCGGGGTCGCACCGTTCTGGAAGAACGCCAGTTTGTGCTGCGTGGTGGCCGAATCGGCCTGGATCTCCCGGATCGTGGGCATCAACCAGCTCATGCCCCGGTACGTGGCCAACGGGTCGGGGATCGGCGCCCACGGCGCGACCTCGTCGGCCAGGAAGATCTGCGGGGTCCGGCCGCCACCGAACCCACCCGGGTAGAAGATCACCCCGAGGAACTCGGCGTCCGCGGCCAGGTTCGCGTAGTCCGGTTCCTGGTGGGATCCCAGGACCATCGTCACCCAGTCCGGGCGCAGCCGCATCAGCCGATCCCGGCGTTCCGCGGGCCGCGCGACGAACGAGGTCCCACCCATGTCCGCGTCGACGATCATCCGGGTCAGCAGATCCCCCGTCGTGCCCCCCGGCCACGGCGTCTCCAACACCGCGAGCTCCGGGGTCCCGAACAGATCCCCGGGCCGGCCGTTGCGCCGCTGCCGCCACTGGAACGTCGCCTCGCTGAACAGCGCCATCCTGGTCAGCTCGCACGCGAACACGACGCTGTTGCCCTGGTAGGCGCCCGCGACCAGGGACACGAAGTCCGATCCGGGGCCCTCCTGGTTCGGCTGGGTCGCCGGCAGCGGGATCCCCCAGAACTGCGACGCCGGATCCACCCCCGGGTCGTAGCCCGGTGCCCACCGCCGCGCCGGCCGCGCCCCGCGGGTCGCCTGCACCAGGCTCGTCACCAGCCGGCCTCACCGTCTCCGTCGACCACGCCCAGCCCGTCGAGCGCCCCGCCGGGGTCCTCGACCGGGTACAGCCACACGAACAACGCCACCAGGCCAGCCCCGGCGAGCACCAGACCCCACCCGTAGCCGATCTCCCACGCCACGCCGCACGCCGCCAACACGACGCCGAGTAGATACCCCAGCCGGGCCCGCGCCGGGCGCGACAACACCGGCGCGTCGCTCACCCCCAGCTCGCCCACGCCTCGACGCTGCCGTGCACCCGATGACCCCACACGGCCAGGGACGCTGCCTCCAGGGGGGAGATGTCCGTGTCGTCGCGTCGCTGCCATGTCCATGCGTCTCCCAGCGGCCGCCGCCCGGCCGCCGTAGCGGCGTCGGTCAGGTCATCTTCGTCGTAGTGGCGCAGATACGGCACGTCGCCGACCTCGACACCGACCGCGGCCCGGAAATCCCGGGCCGAATGCGCGACGTCGCGGGCGGTGGGCTGCCACACGATCAGCCCCGCATCCTCCGCGTCGTCGATCAGGTTCCCAGCCGGACCCGCCGCGTCAATGACGAACCCGCAGTTGTCGTGCTCCGCGTCGAGTTCGACCATCCGTTTGATCACCCACGACGTGCCCGGTCGGCGCTCGACGATCTGCACCGACATCTCGACCGGATCGTCGAGGTCGTCGGGGGCCTCGAGGTCGTCGACGTCGTCGTTGTGCTCGAGCCGGCCTGACACCACGATCGAGCACCACTCCGCGTCAGGCCACGACGCCGCCACACCGAACGCGACCTCACCGTCCGGGCGCTGCACAGTCAGCCCGCCGCGGGCCTCCCACGCGTCGACCGGCAGCACCCGGTTCGCGTCGGCCGGGTCCTCGTCGAACACCCCGAGCCGTTCCCGCGCGTAGCCCTCCGCGGTCAACGCCCGTTCCTCGTCGAGGCAGTACTCGAGGGTGATCAGCGCGTCCGGGCCGGTCCCGAGCGACGGATTCGCCATCGCGATCATCTCGGGGTCCCGCGGGCGCAGCGGACGCTTGCGGGTAGGAGGCGGGACCGACCAGTCCAGATACACCAGCCGCGGATCGTTCGCCTCCGCTCGCGCCCGCAGCCGGCGCAGGATCCCCGACCCCAGCACCGCGGCCGTCGAGGTGTACCAGACCTGCGCGTACCGGCGCGTGGTCATCGTCGGCAGGATCGCATCGACCGTGCGCGGCTCCAGGAACAGGGCCTCGTCCAGGACCAGGACGTCGCAATCGTCCAGGCCACGCCCGGCGCGCTGCCCGCGCGCCATGTAGGTGATGAACGCGCCGCTGGTCAGCTCGATCGTGATCTCTTCCGTCGTGATGTGCGGCTTGCCCTTCACCCGCCGCCGCAACGACGGCGTGTTCTCGATCATCGTCCACAGCCGCTTGTACGCCTTGCGGCAGGTCTTCATCACGTGCGCCGTGTGGTAGACGTTCACGCCGTTCACGAACAGCGCGTAGAGCTCCATCACCTCCAGGCAGGTGCCCTTCCCGTTCTGCCGGGCCACCACCACGACCACCTCGAACGCCGCCCACCGCCCGTTCGCCAGCTGGCGCAGCGCGACGTCGCAGACCAGCGCCTGCCACGGGAACAGCGACACGCCGGCGACCTCAGCCAGCCGGACGGCCTCCGGGCCGGCGGACGTCGGCGCCGATGGCGCGCACAACACCCGCGGCGTCTGCGAGCCGATCAGCCCTAGCTCGCGCGAGCTCGTCGAGTTCATCAGGCTCATCGGGCACATCCTCGGTCACCGGGGGCGCCGCGGGCGGCGTCATCGCGGTCCGGGGCGGCTCCGCGAGCTTGCGCAGCTCATTCAACAGCCTGGACAACCGCCCGGCCGCCGCCCGCTCCCCCGCGTCGAAATCCCGGGCGACCTCCCGCGCGAGCTCGGCCATCGCGCTGTCCTGCACCGCCTTCGGCATCGCCCGCAGCTCCCGGTTCAGAGCCGTGATCATCGCCCGGCTACCCACAGTTACACCGCCCGCGACTACTCACCGTGACACACCCCGAGCATGATCGAGACTACACAACGTGACCGCGACCTGGGAAAATAGAAACACGAGCTGAC